GATGGAGGCAACAAGTAAAAGATGCTGGTTTATCGCTGTTATCCCCAAAGCAGTGGTATTACAGAGAGGCAATTAATAATCAGCCAAAATTATCGGAAAGTGAAGCGATCGCCAATGTTGATCAACTTCTCCAACTAGCCCAAGTTGCCAGTTCTGCTAGTAGCGATATTGTCAGACGATCGCTTATTGAGCGTCGAATGTGAATAAAATAATTAAAAATTAGCCCCGTAGTAGGGGCTTTTTTATTGGCATTTAACTTAATTTGATATGATATTAAATATCAGTAATCTATAAAAACCTCTATGTCAGAAGATATTTTAGATATTTTTAATGCCGATTCAGCCGATGAAGTGTCAGACATTCGGTTTGATGCAACCATGTCCAATCTTCTGACAAAAATGGGGACTGGGAGCGATCGCACAACGCAGACAATTCCGCATGGGGTTGGCTATTGGGGGCAACAAACTCTAGAAGATTTAGCAGAACATTTAATTTTAAATCGGGTAGTGTCAGCTAAGGTAGATGCGGCTACTCAAAAAGGCTGGGAATTAACTTTAGGTTCGGATGGTGATGACGACATCCTGGAAGATTTTAATGATATACATGATGATTTGGAAGTAGAAGAAGCATTTAATGAGGCTCAATTCCAAGCCAACGTTTACGGTGGTGCAGTAATTATCATTATTGTTGATGATAAAAAACCAGCCTACGAACCGATTGATATTAAAAATCTTAAAAAAATAGTTAAATTAGAAGTTTTAGATAGATATAAAGTAGAGCCTGTTTTAGCATTGACAGACGTTAACCCTTTGCGTCCTGATAAATATAGGTTGGTTCTGCCAGAATATGTCAGGAAAAGTCTGAAAAATGTTACAGAAGATAATCCCCAATACATTATTGATAAGAGCCGAATCATTAGATTTGATGCCGATGGCATTAGGGCTACTCCTGATATGCTACGGAAAAATCAGGGATGGACAAAAAGTTTACTAGCTGCTTTATGGGAAGATTATCTTGAGTGGAAAACTTCTTTAAAGGCAACCGGGGCAATGGTTCAGGATGCTTCTATTTTTATTTATAAGCTGAAAGATTTATCGGCAATGATGAAGAGTAAAGATTCTCTCTTGTTAGAGGGGAGAATTAAATTATTCCGATCAATGCTTAGTGTTATTGGTGGTGCGATCATAGATGCCGAAAAAGAATCTATGGAATTTATCAGCAGAAATTTTGCAGGTGTTCCCGAAGTTGCAAACCAACAAAGAGACAATTTTATTGGTGTTTCTGATATTCCTCACACTAAACTATTTGGTGAATCTCCATCAGGCTTAGGAGCATCTGGTGAAAGTGAGCAAAAAGATTGGGCTTCAACGATCGCTGATTTCCAAACTAGCAAGTGGAGGAAGAAATTACGCGGATTATTCAAACTAATATTCCTGAGTAAAGAGGGACCGACCAAGGGGGAATTAATTAAAGGATGGAGTATTAAGTTTCACAATCTCATGGTTGAGAGTGAAGCTGAAAAAATCTCAAACATGGCTACAATGGCATCAACTGATCAAACTTATATTTCTGCTGGGGTGTTGTTGATTGAGGAAGTGAGAAAATCCCGATTTGGTAAATCTGGGTTCTCCATTGAAACCACTCTTGATGATGCCCTGTTCAAAAAACAACAGGATGAAGCCAAGCAGCAAGCGCAAGATCCCTATGGTGGTTATGGTGGTTTCCCAGAAGAACAAGCACCACCAGAAGAATTACCTCCAGAGGAAGTTCAACAGGATTCCTGTGATTACCGTGCCGATGCTGTAGATATTTCCAATCTCAAGCAGAAAGACGGGAAAGTATTTTATCTTGGCAAATGGTGGCAACCAGATAATCCGATGCCAAGCGATCGCGCTGGTAAGAAACGAATGGTTTTAGCTAAGGAAGGCAATCAAGTTGCTTTGGTTCATTATGGGGCAGAAGGTTACAAACACAACTACTCACCAGAAGCTAAGAAAGATTTTTTAGCAAGGATGCAGGGAATAAAAACTAAGGACGGAAAACCTGCTTATAAAGATAAATTTAGTCCCGCATATTGGGCAATTAAAGATTTATGGAATCCCAATGAACCTGCTGATGGTAGTGCTAAATATGATGCAATGGGCGTTGGCGGATTTGCAGATGAGTTAAATGCCAGTAGTTATTCCCGTCCCAAGAAAGTTCTCAACTGGAATAACATCAGCATTGGTTTAACTCATGAAGCCGGGGATGTGCGTTTTCCCATGAGTGAACCGATGAAATGTGGTTATGGGCATATTCGTGGTTCTTATGGTGATGCTCCTGATAAAAAAGCTCTTGATGTTTATGTGGGGGATGATTTAAAATCTTCCAACGGTTACAAAGTCAGACAATTAGACCCTAAAACCGGATTTTATGATGAGGACAAATACTTTATAGGATTTAGGACACCTGAAGATGTTAGGAGCAATTTTATTTATCATGCTGGTGCTAGTAGATTTGGTGGTATTGAGCCAATCAAACCTGATGAATTAAGCGTTTATCGTCAAGACAACTGCGGTTGTAGTGTCCCAGAAATTGATACTGGGACTAAAGTGTTGAGTGGCGATCGCCAAATCAATGTAGTCAATGACAAGAATATTACTGATGCAATTAGTTCTATTTATCCAGAGAAAATATCTAGCTTAGATAACTGGACTGTAGCTGGCAACGGTAATATTTTTGGTGAGTTTTCTAGCGAATATGGGACTTATAAATTTGGGATTAAAAAAGGTTCAAGCCAAGATGTTTTAACTTACAAGTGGAACAGAGAAAGCCGTGAGGACTCTAGGGTAAATGAGCGAAAAGGATATCACTGGGTTAGTAACAAAAAAGCTAAAAGTGGTGGTTATTGGCGTAAAAATCCTCCTAAATCACTACATTCTCCTGAAACTACACAAAATAATTCGGAGAAAACTAAATCTAAGCCTAATGGCGCAGGAATAGCTTTGGGTGTAGCTGGAGGTGTAGCAGCATTAGGAATAGCTGGAGGAGTTACAGCTTTGGCATTAGCAAGTCGTGGTGGCAGTGGCGGAACTCCTGGTAACACAAACCCACCAGATACAGAAGTAGAAAAAACCAAAGCTAAAGCTGAACAAGAGGCTCGCGCTAGATCAGAACAAGCAGCTAAAGTTAAAGCTGAAAATGAAGCTAAAGCTAAGGCTGAACAGGAACGAATTAAACAAGAACAAGCAGCTAAAGTTAAAGCTGAAAATGAAGCTAAAGCTAAGGCTGAACAGGAACGAATTAAACAAGAGCAAGCAGCTAAAGTTAAAGCTGAAAATGAAGCTAAAGCTAAGGCTGAACAGGAACGAATTAAACAAGAGCAAGCAGCTAAAGTTAAAGCTGAAAATGAAGCTAAAGCTAAGGCTGAACAGGAACGAATTAAACAAGAACAAGCAGCTAAAGTTAAAGCTGAAAATGAAGCTAAAGCTGAACAGGAACGAGTTAAACGTGAACAGGAAGCTAAAGCTAAATCTGAGAATGAAGCTAAGGTTAAAGCTGAACAGGAACGAGTTAAACGTGAACAGGAAGCTAAAGCTAAATCTGAAGTAGAAAATAGACCAAACACAGGCATTAATGCTCCTGGTACTGTCATAACTCCTAAAGCAAAAGAAACCTCAGAAATTGCAAAAGCATCAAAAATAACAGAGTCAGGAGTTTTATTGGGATTAGATGCAATCAATAAGGTTCATTCTCTTAAAGGATTACCTCGTTTTGACATTAGAATTGATGCTTACGAGCCTGATAGTATCTCTGGTGCGATGGAAACAGGGCGATTATTAGGGGAAAGCTCCCAGTCAAACATGACTTTCCGTAAATTTGAAATAAATGCAAAAGCTGTACGAAACAGAGGTGGAAACGAGAAAGACAATGAACTGTACATGGCAACTGTAGCTATTCATGAAATGGGTCACGCTATTGATCTGCTTCTGTTAGGAAAAAACAAAAAACGATTTACAACTACTACCGTAGAAAGTGGGGATAGTTTTCCTTCTTTGTCCTCGCGCACCGAAGAACCGGAAATATCATCATTGATGAATACTCTGAGAGACACCCGCGCACTAAAAGATATAGAAACAATTGGAAAAAGAAATTCTGAAGCTAAACAATTTGCAGATTATCTTTTAGATCCACGCGAAGTTTTTGCAAGAGCATATACACAGTATGTTGTGATAAAATCCGGTGATAAGGAATTATTAAAGCCACTTTACGTAAAAAATCAAGGCGCATTTGGGCATGGGCATTGGGATGAACAAGAATTTAATTCTAAAGTATTACCTGAATTTGATAAATTATTTAGCAATAAAGGATTATTAAGATGATTACTCAAAGTACAGTTAGCAATTTGATTGAATTTGGAATAAGTGCAGAAACACTAGAAATAATTTCAGAAGATTTTTCCTTGGACTCCAATCTTTTTAGTATTAAAGACTGTGTTAGTAGAGGTATTGAATACCAAGACATCCTTCTGCTAATTCAATTTGTTTACGAACTCAGCCCTTTCCTGTCTGAAAAAATGTATAGTGTCGTCATTGACGGTTTGACACCAAATAGTAATATCACAATTGAACCCGTAAAAAAAAATGATAATGCCGAAAAAGATGAAGATATAGTTGATTTAATTGTAGAAAAATACCAAAGAG